TTCCAAATTTGTCAAGATATACTCTATCAATTCTAGGCAGATAAAAATCGTACCCGAGTAATGATCCCTCTCCAGGTTTTAGTGTTAATTTTGGATCATTAGTAAAGATTCTTGAACTAAAATCAAAAGGAGATCTAGTTGTTGCTGTGTCAAAGGTCGGTACTCTAGGTCTGAAATCAAGAGTATCAGAAGCTCTAACATTTTTTGATCCTATGACAGGAATATCTTTAGAGAATCTTTCCGCATCATAACTAAGAACAGTAAAGACATCACCATTATCTGAAGTTGGAATTGTATAATGATCATATACAATCAAAAGTCTTTTTTCTGGAACTTGAGTTCCAACTCTGATCAATCTTGAATAATCATAATATTCGTCTCTTTGACCTTTATCAAGATTAAAATTATTCGTAATATTTTTATATTTTCCTAGAGTTATTGATTCTAATGTTGAAATTATATTAGACTCTTTGAATACTACATTTTCTCCTGGATTAAATTTTTGATCGTTTAGATAAACGATTCCAAGTTTATTATTATCACCAGTAGAGGGTGTTGTAGAATTATTTGTGACAATTCTTGCTAAAGCACCAGTATCAGATCCAATAATATCTTCACCAATAATGGCATTAGTGTCTACCTGAGATATTGATGAGAATTTGAGTACATCTAAAGTAGGATCTAGAGTGTTTGTTGATTCATATACTGCAAGAACTTTAGATACATCAGGAACATTTAAAGATATTTTATCATCCTGAACTCTCAATCCATAATATTGATTATAGGTTAATCCATCATTAATTGAATCACTAGTTGCTGCACCAGATTGAACAAGTTGTGATAAATTTACGATATTTAGAGCACTTCTAGTATACTCCTTAATCTTACTTTGAATACCATTCTTTACAAGAGTTGTATTCACAACAACAGATCCATTAATGGGCAATCCACTAATAGTTACATCATTACCCGCAAGATTGAAAGAATCGGATGTGATTGTTCCAATTCCACCTCCACTGGTATAAATTATAGAATATCTTTCTTGATCAAATGATTCAAAAGATGCACTACTAATTCCGGTTACATCAGATAAATTAAATGTTAGTTGACCACCAGAAACACTTTTTCCAGTTATTTGTTTAGTTATTAATAATTGAGAATTGGAAAGATTTACTGAAGAAATGTTGGAATCGGGAAGATCTGCATAAAGAGATCCATTTTCAATATTTCTTAATTCCGTAACTGCAAGTTCAATATTGTAAGTTCCATTACCACCTTTATCTTTATCATAAACTCCAGATACACTACTACCACCTAGAGCAGTAACATTTATTGATGTCAGATTTCCATCTACTAAAGTAACTCTATTATATTGAGGATCAGCATTTCCAGCTTGATATTTGATAATATCACCTACTTTAATACCAGTAAAAAGATTACCTGGACTTGTGAAGGTTGATGAACTTAAGGTTGCTTCAGTGACTCCTGCAATTTTTCTAGAACTAAGAGCACTGTCTGCTGCAAATGCTGCTGACGGATATCCAGAGAAACTGCTAGTATCCTGATAAACGGATTTAATGTCTCTGATACCATAAACTTTAAACTCTTTCAATACTAAAGAAGCATCTACACCATTAACCAATAATTGTTCATCTGCAACAAATGTTCCAGAAGTTTGGTGAACATTTAATGATGTTCCACTACCAGCAGCAACTGCAAAACCTGTTGCGCCACTACTCTTACCTTTAATAAATGATGTTGCTGGAACTTCTGTTCCTGATACGGATCTATTAAAGGTCAAGTTTGTGTAAGTTTGAATATCGTAAAGATATAAGTCCCATTGAGTTGCCGCACCAGAATATGCTGCATCTGTTAAGTTGAATGTATATACTCTTGCTTTTCCAATAGTAGATCCTGCACCATCTCCTTTTAATTGAGACTTTAATTCAATTTCTTCATGTTCTTTTGGAGTACCTGTAACATTGTTAACTCTCAATAAACGTCCCATTTCAAAAGGAACATTAATACTTGATATGTTTTCAGTATCTCTTGGTTTTTCAACATCAGAAGTTACTGCTGCATCAAGTTTAACATCATATCCAGCTACATATGCTTTTCCAGGTGATACCTGAACACACATTAAATCATCAGATGGAGTATTTAATTCTTCTGTAACTTCATTTTCTAAAAATAGACCGTCATTATTAATTCTATCATTTAAAGATTCTAAAACATTTACTCTAAATTCATCAACAGTATAATGTCCTGATTCATCAAAAGTTCTTTCTGCTATATAATCTCTAATGATATTATATACTGTTTTATCGACCACTTTCTTTAATTTTCCATCATCAACTCTAAGAACTTCTATAAAGTCGGTATCATTGAAATCTGTTAAAGACTTTTTAACTAGAGTTAATTCAATTTTAAATCTATCTGCACCTGGAGCTGCAAAATTTGTGAACCCTTTTGCATTATCATATAAAGAATCGTCATCTTTAGCATTTATTATCTTTTCACTTACTTTTAATCCAACCCTATAAGATGGAGAACTGTTATAATAATCTAATATTAAAGTTTGCTTAGAAACATTAACAAAATTACCTCTTACAAAATAAACTCCGTTATCAATAGACGCAGCAGAACCAATAAATATTGCATTTTCTTCCAAAACAGAAGCAAATACTGTTCCGGCATTAATAACAGTATTTCCAAAGGTTATATTTTCAGATGCAGTTAAATTTTCTCCAGGTGTAAAAGTAGTTGATTCGGAATCAGTGCCTGTATTAATATATTTTACATAAATCGTTAAATTATCTACTTCATCACTATCTGTGGTCAATGCAACGTTTTTAATTGTGGCACTTACACCAGATAATACACCTGTTATAGTTTTTCCAATGGCATTTTTAATATAGACTGAAACATCTACCCCCAAATTGGTAGCATTCAATTTTACCGCACAATATTCGCCATCAAAAGTTATTCCTCCTGGAAGAACCATAGAACCTTCTTTGAAGATATTGCTTCCGAAAGATTCTACTTGATTTTGTAAAATAGACTGGAGAGTAGTTAATTCTCTAGCTTGAACTGGAAATCCTGGTTTAAATAGGACTTTATAAAAGTTTTTACTTTTATCAAAGTCATCATAATATGGGCTGATATTTAAGTCTGTTTTTTGTGCCATCTTTTTTTAGAATTCCAGAATGATTTTAACGTCTTCTTTTTGCCTAGAGTCTCTTTGAACTGTGGGTCGATTGTCGATGTAAATTATATCCCCTGTCTTTTTATTTATCTCAGGATCTGCAAGTCCATTTGTAAAATTAACTCCTAAATTAATTTGCTTAGAATTAATTGTCACCACACTACCATTAAAACTTGTATCTATGGTTCCAGCAGGACTTAATGCTGTAACTGCAGTGCTAAATCCTACAATGGCAGCAGTATCATTAGAATCTGTCTGGTCTACTTCATTACCAAAGCATAAGGATCTATCTTGATAATATTTTAAAACATTAGTTTCTTTATCGTAAGAAGCTACATATCCTTTTGCAATTGTTGTAACACCAGCTCCGCTAGTTACGGTTTGCGATATTTCGGTTCCAATACTAATTGATATTTGACTAGTCAATTTAATGGCAAAAAGTGATGAAAACTGATTTTCATTAAAAGTTGTTCCTCCTCCAAAAGTTTCTGGATTTTTTAGAATACCAACTTGAGCAAATTTTGTATCTGTAGGAAAATCTTTAGTCGAATCATCAAACCTAGCATATAATAATACTTTATCAGTTCCTAACTCTTGATAAATGTTATATCCATGACCTTTAGATGGTGGAATTATTGGAATTAATTTTGCATTTTGTCCATCTTGATTCTTTAAATCAATAGCTCCAAAAGTATAACCTTTACCTCCTTGAGTTACTGTTATTTCAGTTATCACTCCACCGGTTGTTTTTATACTTACTTTTCCTCCAGTTCCATCACCTATAATATCAGCAGTTCCATCTTGATATCCAGTTCCACCATTTTCAATATATACTGTTTTGATTTGATTGTTATTATTATCAGAATTTCCACCATCTCTGATTATTTGAATATCAGAGTCTGTGGTAGTTGACCAATTATTCGGAACAACAAAAAATTCCGTAGAGTCAAACTTAATGACATCTGATGGTGAAATTTTAAACAAATATTTCCACACATATCCATCACTCAATAAACTTGGTTCTGGATCAGTATGTGTTGGTTTAACTGTTGATAAAGGAACAGTGACTGTATCAGTGGGTCCTGTAGATCCAGAAGTTCCATTATCAAGGCAGATATAAACCTTAAACTCATCAGTAATTACGTAATATTTTGCACCATATAATGTTAAAGACCTATTAACAGGAGATAGATTACTCTGCCCATAATCATGTCTATACATATCATAGGCATTGTTTTCAGTCCAATCAATTCTTGTTACAACTCTTCTAGCGTTTTCCGTGGTAATTTTTTTACCAAATAAACTAGTATCTCTATAATGAGACAAATATTGCAAATTATCTACAGGATTATTAGTTGTACTGGTATCCCAATTAGTAGTTCTGCCAAAACCAACATCTGTTGGATTTGATAATCCTAAAAAAGCATAATAAGAATTATTACTGATAGACTCTACAAAGGAACCAGCATTCAATATTCTAAATTGATCTGTTACGAATGCAGCCATATTGATAGTTTTTTAGATATTTATACGATATAATTAAGATTCTATTTTAGGAAGAGCACCGGTTTTTCTAATCCCAACACCTCTCCTTTGAATAGTAGGATATGTTGCTAAACCTGAAACAACATTTCCGGTTACGGCAATTGACACTGGATTTGAAGATCTTGTTCCACTAGATAGTCTTCCCCATGAATATCTTCCAACAATATTATTTGGATTACTTCCAGTAGTAGCAATTCCAACAATGTTTGTATTGGAGTCTACATTACAGGTTATAAGTCCCACATATGTGCTTCCTGATAACTGTTTAGATGACCAGTCACCAACATAATAAATGTTATCTAAACACGTAGTTCCAATACCAACCGTATTGGAATTTAAACCGGTAGTGTCAATTGAGGTCACACCGTTGCCAACATTAGTTTCATTGATATAAATGGGATATCCGGTAGATAATCCACTGAGTGTTGCACCAGTATCGATAATTGTAAATACAATAGCTAATGGATTAGATGCAGTTCCTGCAGATGTTGTAATTCCAGTGACAATTCCAGAAGAACCGTTTATAGTGCTGAATGCTGTGATTTTTTCAACTAATCCAGTTGTGAATCCTGTTGTCGCAATTCCGTTTACAATCAATCCATCACATGGAGTTGAAAGATCATTATAACCACCATCATCAGTTTCAAAACTGAATAGTTTTGAATTTTCAATAAACACTTCTGTATCAGTTGTTGATACATCCTTAATAATTCTTGCGGTTGGAAAAATTAAAGGTTCTATTGAATCTCTAGTTTTGGATATAAACTCACCATTAATTTTTTTACCTGCTTTTTGTTTAGTCCATGAAACTGGTTTTTGATTTTGATCGTCAACTCCAATACGATCGTAACGATTAGTTTCAATTCTATCAGATTCTGTTAAATCATAAACTGTTCTATTTTCTTGTGTTACTGTGTTTGAAATAGTGTTATTACTTTTAACTTGAACAATATCACCAGGTTCTATGGTTGGTTTGACATTATCATTTTGTTGAGAATCTGTACCTTTAAGACCCTTATAGTAATAAATTTCAACTTCATCTTCAAATAAAGGTGCCTTTGTAAATACAAATGAGGTTCCACCTTCAAATACGTAATTAGTTACAGGTTTTTGAAGAACACCATTTATAAAGATTACCAATAGATTGTTCATGTTATCTTTAATTGGTTCATTATTATCAGCTTCAAAACTGAGAAGTTCTCCATTATATTGAAGAGGGAATCTAGTTTTATTTCCATCTTGAAGTTCTTTGATACTATCAATATAATCAAGTTCTCCAAATTCCCAGGCAGCAAAACTATCGGAATATGTTTCGAGTACAGTAAGTTCAAAATTAGATATTGGGGAGGATAATCTGGAATCCGTAACTAAACCAACCGGTTTGAATACATCACCTTTTTGGAATGCATATCCTGATCTTGAAATTTGAAACTCTGATACTTCAAAATGAGTAGATCCTATTCCTACAGTTGTAGAAGATCCACCAACTTTAACATCTACTAATAATCCAATTCCAGTATCTGTTGTTGCTCCAACTCCAAGCCTAGAAACTCCAGTAACAGGAAGGTTTTTATATGCTGGATTGTCTACAAACACTTCCGGATTTACATAATTGGTTCCAGCAGAACCAACGTTAAATGATAGAGTTCCACCAATGCCTATAGAATCAACTGAAACTACTGCTCCTGTACCAGCACCACCGCCACTTCCTACACCAATTTGAATAGTATTCAATGTAGTTGCTGCAATTGCTACTTGTTGATTATGAATTGGGTCTCCTCCTGACTGTCCTCTTCTCAATTTTGTTTTTGATATTGCCCTTGGATATGGGTGATTTGTTGCATGACTATCCTTAGAACAGGTGAATGTCAATGATTCTGTGGCAATACCAATCGTATTTGATGTTGTTAATCCATGATTAAGAATAGTCAGAACTAAATCACCAGTTCTAGAATTATAAGTAGCATCTGTCGCAGTATGAGTTCCACCAGTATTATCTGTGATTGAATTTACTCCAGCACTTACAAATCTATGATCATACTCTATGTCTACTACAGTTACTCCAATAGAAACTAATCCATTATACCCAGATCCCAAGTTATCAGTGGTTCCTAATCCCACTGATACGAAACTACCTCCAGCACCGACAACAGCAGTCACAGAAGCACCCACAAGTGGTGCAAATCCAAGTCCAGGAGTAGATCCAAGTGAAACTATAATTCCACCTCTAGGAGTCTCATTTTGATTAACATCAGTATCTGAGGTTACAAATTCTACAGGATCTATATCTGGTTTTGTTATTCCAGAAAATTCTACAGTTGTTATTCCTGAAGAGGTATTTTCATTAATTTCATAATTAAATATAGTAGGATTGTTTGCAGTTTTTGGTGATTGATAAATGCTGTTAATGAAGATAAGACCACTTCCACCCGTAGTTCCAATACCAGTAGTATTTGCTCCACCAACAGTTAATGTAAATGTTCTTCCTATTCCTGTAAATTGATCGGATATATTATCATAAACTTTATTGATGTCTTGTAAATTACCACTATCATCAACAATAGATTTTAAGAACGTTCTTCCGGTAAATGATGATGTTTCAAAATCTAAATTGAGTCTAGTTTTATCAATTTGAGGATTTCCTCTAGGTGCTTCTGCAAAATTAATTTCATCATCTACAATATTAAATGCTCCTTTGTAAATTCTTGCTTCGGTATTATCTGAATGAGATGTTGCAGAAGATCCAACAAATCCCCTATCAACTTCAACAAGATTAATACTTCCACTATTAGTAATTGGACCAATATTTGTAGTTCCAAGTCCAACATTAACTATGCCCATGAACTCCTCATCAACATATAATATATCTTTTATATTGATTGTTGAAATTCCACTTAAAGAAACAAAGGTAGTGCTAACTCCTAATGTACCTCCAATATTTCCGGATAAACTATGTGCTATTCCAGTATATGCAACTGGATATTGAACTAATTCATCAACTGTAATAATACACTTGGAATTTTTTTTCTTCATAGTAAATCTATGAGCATTTCCTTCTCCTAAGGAAGCAAATGTTGTTCCAATTCCACTTATAGCATTTGAAGTTGATGTTGCAACTTTAAAAGTGTTTTCAGTAAGTTTAATAGCATATACTGAACTTGGTAAAACGTCAGTGGCACTTGTCATCATAGCACTGGTTCCAACACCAACAATTGTAGAGTTTGGAGTATAAATTAACTCTTCACCAGTGTAGAAAAAGTGATCTTCAATAGTGAATATTCCAGTAGTTGCTGCTAAAGATACTGAATTTGGATTAAACTGTTTTGAGAATATTGGTGTATTATTTGTAGTAAGTTTAAAGTTTTTTCTATTGATTCTATCACCATTAATTGAATTATAGAATTTTTCATCAATACTTTCAGTAGAAGATCCATATGTCAAATCTAGGTAATCATTAAGAACATCTGTTCCGGTGTATAATGATTTACTGAAAATTTCAATATCAGTTTGTTGAGTTTGATCATCTGGATAGAACTTTAATACTAAATTACTACCAGATACTTCTCCTCCAAATGTTCCAATACCAGATAAAGTATCAAGGGTATTAACAGTGGTATCCACCGAAAGGAAAGGTAATTGTTGTGTATAGATATCAGTTCCATCAAATATCATCATGACTTGATGAAGTGCTTTACTGGAACCTATACTAACTTGTACTACAGATTTTGATGCATTAAATAATGTCTTGTCTAAAGTATGAATGGTCGTCGATGCTATACCAACCATAGATTGGAAGTTGGATTCATAAATTGCACTTCTTTCCTGTCCATCCAGTTGATCGGAAGACTTAAATCTAAATGTGCCTATTCCAGATGTTGTTGTTCCAAATCCAACAACATTAGTTCTTATATTAAGTGAATCTGAAGAAGTATTTTCATGCACTAATGATAAAACTCCGCCACCTAAATCAGTGCAAGTGAAGAAACCTATTTGATCTCCTGTTGAAGAACTTAAATTATTATCAATATAATATTCGGACATATATGTATTTGTCCCATCATGGGCGATATACAATCTCACATAATTCATATCATCATTACTAGTATTTTTTATCTGTGTATTAACATAAAGAGATTCGAAATTACTAGAATCTAGTGAAATAATTGCAGTTGTTCCTATGCCAGCAGAAGTGGTTACGGATCCAGTCAAATCCACAAATCCGACAGCAGTTGTTCCTACTCCAGTAATATTTGAATTGAAAACTTGTTTGATTAATTTAATATCATAATCTGTATTAAATGCGTCAACCGGATTAAATCTCAAGAAAGTTTCATCAAATTCATTCTCTACTAAATCAAATGTTCCATACGCAGAATTTGAATTTTGTAAAGATTCATTTTCAACAATAACAGTTTCTTTTCCATCACTTAAGATAGTTAAGTCAGTTAATTGGACCTCACTACCATCTGTACTAACAACTCTAAACAAATAATTATGGTATGATATATCATCAACTTCTTGTATTGATAAAAATTCAGTATTTTCATCCTCAAAATTTGAGAATTGATTACTTATATTATCAATGTCCAATACATTGAGATTTTTCAAATCAGTATAATTGGTCAATCTCTTGTTTTGAAATCTCAAGAATTTTGATTTTTCATCAACAACTTCACTATCAATAACATTGTCAAAATTATTAATAGTATCTACTCTTTTTTGATCGATAACATCATAAACAATAGTAAATCCATCACTAGACTTTGCTAATCCTGCATTAACAGATTTAGATATTTGAGTATCTGCAAAGTTCTTTAATCCACTAGTATGAACTAAGTTTTCTACGGGAGATTGTTGATCTTTGTAAGTTACTGAACTTTTTACAGAATATGACAAATTCTGATAATAATCATTATTTGCAGTAACTTGATAATCTTCACTTAATTTTCCAGTTTCATTATCCCATCCAATATCTTGTAAATTAGAATAATTTACATTGAAGATTGCTTCGTTGTTGGTTAATTTTTCTATTGTAGCAATACTACCAGATTCAGTTCCAGTAATAATTTCTCCAAGAGATAATTCATACAATCCAGAAACTTTTAATCTATTTTCTTCATTCTCTACAACTGTTAAATCTATGTTCTGATTATTTGAAGATAAAGTTTCTCCAACTAAGAATGTGGATTGTTTCTGAGTCAGTTTAAAGGATGGATAATCATTTTCGTTAATTAAAACTCCACTAAAATCCTGAACTGTTTTTGCAATACCAGTGTTTGTAGTTAATCCGGATATATTTAAGGTTACCTTAACATTAAGACCAGAAGTATCAACGTTGCTTACCCTAAACAATTTAAATCCATAATCTTC